TAACAGTTCTATTCTATAATATGGGTTCTTCTACATATAATATTATGTTCTGTATATTGTGAAAGATATTCTCTTAAACTTTCTATTAATAATGAAATTTCACCAACTGGTTCTGGAACATCATTATACATCATATCTATCATTCTTACTACACCATAACATGATATTAATTCTTTTTTAATATCCATATTTTCTTCTTCTAATTTTTTAAATGCTTTATCTCTTTTTTCATTCATCTCTTTTAACTGGTTCATAGCGTCTAAATACATTCCTTCATTCATTTCAATTGTTTCTTCCATATTTTCATTCAAATTATTATTTTCAATAGCGGTAGGCATTTGATACTTAATATAATATAATGTTATTTTATTAAATCAATTTTTTTTATTCGTTTAAATACTTATTAGTTTAAAAAGCACTAAAACTTGCTGATACTTCACTAGCACTATCAATTGAAGGTAACCCCATAGAATATTTCTGTGTAAGTTCTGTATTTACTGTGGGAAGTGCTACACCTTGTGCTTGTGGTGTTTTCGGTGTAAAATGTTTTTTATGTTTAAATAAATGGGCAAATGCTCTACCTATACTAATTAATCCAGTTATTGCTAATGCTCCTTCTCCTAATAATGGAATACCACCCACTACACTATCAAATACACCTACTGCTTCATCTTCTCCTACTTCTTTTCCTACTACTTTACCAGCATCTTTACCAGCACTACTAAATAGTTTATTCTTTGCACCCTTAACAAAATCACCTACTTTACCTAATCCACTTTTTAATGTATCTAAAGCATCACTACCCACTTTTAATACTTTACTACCAAATGAACTAACATCACTTTCTAAAGCATCAGCACCACCACGTGCTAGTAATGGTTCATCTGTAATAGGATTAGATAAAGTTGCTGTAGAACTATCTGGTAAATCATCTAAATTGCTTAATCTCTGTTTCATTTGATCTACCCACCCATCAGTATTATTTGTAAGTTCTCTTTCTACATCAGCAGAAGCAGAAGCACCACCACCACCACTATCTACTTCTGGTTCTTCATCTTCTTCTTCACCGAACCCTTGGGGGTCTTCTGGTTGCTCCGCTTTATCTTCTTCTCCTTCTTCTGGTTTCTGTTTTTTTTTTAATTGTTCTTTTGCGTCTTTGTATTTCTTATATAAACTCTTTGCTTTTTTGTAACCTTTTAAAGGTATTTCTATACCTAAAACACCAGCAAGTTCTTCATCACCTTTTTCTTTAATAGTGTCCCATTTATCAGTATATTCTGTTGCTTTTTTCTGTGCTTTTCCTACTGCTCGTGAAAATAATGTGCTTTCATTTTCATCTATACTCTCTAATGGTGTTTCTTGTGATTGTTTAATTAAATCACTAATTCGTGAAACATTATCTCCGTAAGACATTTTATATAATACTATGATATATAATTTTTAGTTTTATTTTATTTAAAATTGATTTAAAAAGAAACCGAACATATTATATAAAAATGCCGAATTATAAAAACTCAAAAATTTATAAAGTTATTTGTGAAACTGGTTTAATATATATTGGTTCAACAACTCAAACTTTAAAAGAAAGATTACGACAACATAAAAAAGATATATGTAGGTGTAAAGATTTTAAAAATCCTAAAATTGAATTAATTGAAAATTATGAATGTGAAAGTAAAAAAGAATTATTAACAAAAGAAAGATATTATATTGAAAGTATTGAATGCGTTAATAATCAAACACCATTACAAACAAGGAAAGAATATTATATTAAAAATAAAGATAGATTAAGTAAAGAAAGAAAAGAAATATATGAAAAGAATAAAGAAGTGATTTTAAAAAGGAATAAAGAATATTCTAAAACTATTGATAGGAAAGAATATTATAAGGAATGGAGAAAAAAGAATGCTGAAAAATGTAAGGGGTATGATTTAAAAAAAAAGTTAGTATCCAAAAAATGAACTATATTCTCCGTATTCATTTTCTTTATTTTCTAATACTGGATTATTATTAATATTACTATAATCTGGTATATCATGTTTTTTATTAGAACGTTGTTTATTTTCCATTTCTATCTTTTTTCTAATACGTGCTTCTAATATTTCTTCTTCCTTCCTAATTTTTTCTACTTCTCTTTGTTTCTGTTTCTCCATAGCATCTACCATTTTTTCAAAACGATCCATATATTTTATCCATTTATTAAATTCTTTTTTATCCATATCTAATATTTCTTCTTCTGTAAGTTCCTTTGGTGCTTCCATTTTCTTTTCTACTTTACTTACTATATCTCTTTTTTCCATAGTCTTTTCTATCTGTTCTTTTTTCTTATTTGCTTTCTTTAATCTCATTTTTTCTAAGTGTGCTTTTTGTTTTTCACTTAATGGTTTTTTTGGTTTTATTTTCTTAATCTTTTGCTCTACTATATCTATATGTTCTTCTTCCTTTTCTTCTACTATTTCTTCGGTGTTAGGTGGTGGTGGTTTAAATGCTGGTTTCCTTTTTGGTGTTTGAATAAAAGGCGTTTCAGTCAAATCTTCACTTACTGGTGGTAAATCCCCATTAATAATTTCTAAATCGTCGTTTAATGCTCCTTCATTCACTTCTTCAAATTCTAAAAACTTTACAACCATCTTATATATTATTAAAATAGATTTTAATTTTCTATTTTTTCTCTAACATTTATGATAAGCATTTTCTACATTTATCAAATGATACATTATAGTTATAATGACTAATGCTGGTGATACATTATAAATTATAATGTTATAAGTGTCCCATTTTTTCTCAACCATACTAAGACATTCTAAAAATGGGACACTTAATTACATTATATATTATAATGTATCATCATCACCAGAAATAACTTCATCATCTGGTTTGGGTATTTTGGGTTCTAACATTTTTTTATTTTTAGTATAAGTAACTGGTGCTTCATATAGCAGTTTAGAAAAATTACTATATGCTTTGGGTTTGTTTCCATTTCCAGTAAATCCATATAGATCTAAATATAAAAAACCATAGGGTATTGAAGTTGCTTGTGCAAATATATCTTTAAATTTTTCTACTCCATATACTCCACCATATTCTTCACTTAATGCTTCTACTTGTTTCATATTAGAATTCTGTGATAATATAACATAATTTACTGATGCTCTTACAACTGGTGGGACATACTTTAACATTTGGGTATTATATAATAATAATCCTATATTATGGTGTCTGTAAGAAGTAGCAATTTTAAACATTAATGAATTTTTATTTATATTTGGAAAAGCAATAAAATCATCAAATATTAAAGCAATCTTTGGTCTTTGTGCTTTCGGTATTCTATCTTGATAATCTATAATGCTTTGTAAGTGTCCATCACTATATTCACTATAAATAGTTTCACCAAATTCATCATATAAAAATCGTGCTGTTTCATCACCATTACTCATAGTAGAACTATAAATATATACAGCATCAAATTTACCTTGAAAAAAATTAGGATTTTGTAAATAATTTACACATCTTAAAGTCTTTCCACTACGTGGTTTTGCTATGTCTATCATACAAGCACCTTTATTTACATCTGGTAGTGTGGGGTGGTGTTTAATTTTTTTATCTGTGGGTGCTGGTTTTACTGGAAGTATAGTTAAGTCATCTTCATATTCATTAAGCATCTTTATTATATAGTTTATATTTTATTTTTTTTATCTTTCTTTATTATATATACTGCTTCGCTATAATGTCTAAACAAGATGATATAAGATGGGGATTAAAAAAGGAACAAGACGTTTTACCATTATTACAAAGTAAAATAAAAGATGTTAGAAAAACAGCAGATAAATTTGATTGCTTTGATTTTAGAAGTGATGAATTAAAAATAGATATGGAATTAAAAAGTAGAAATATATTTAAAGGTCAGTATAATACTATTTATTTTGGTGTAAATAAATTATTAGAAGGACGAACTAGGCGTGAAAACGGAACATCACTTAGGACTATTTATTTATTCCGTTTTAAAAAAAGAAAAGATCCAACAAAACACGTAGTTTATTTTTGGGAAGATGACGGTATATTTGGTGAAACTACTATGAATGGTAATTTACAAAGGGGGGAACAGAAAAAAGAATTAGTTGATTTACCATGTAATTTATTAAAACCTTTAAAATTATTATCTGTATAATAAGTAATATGGTAGAACGAAGTAACAAAGTAAAAGTAGGTAAATACGATTACGAAAAATCAACTAGAAAAGGTAAGAAATTAATGGTTAAAGTAGGTAATAAAACTATTCATTTTGGGAATGATAAATACCAGCATTACGAAGATAAAACTGGTATATGGAAAAGTAAAGACCATAAAGACAAAGACAGAAGAAAAAACTATTTAGCACGAGCAAAAGGAATAAAAAAGAAAGATGGGACACTTGCTTATAAGTCACCAGAAAATGCTAATTATCACGCTATAAAAATTTTGTGGTAATTAAAAAAGTAATATATTATAAATGACTTTAATTAAATTATTACAAGAAATAAGAGATATATTGATTTCATTAGAAGTTCATATTGTGGAATTAGAAAGGGAAAATAAAAAACTAAAAAGTAAAATTAAAAAGTTACATAATGAAACAATTTAGAGTGGTATTAAATCCCAAATAAATTTACATAATGTAAAAAGATAATATAACATATTTTCTAATGCTTTTTCTTTGGTTGGGAAATCGTCAATAATAATTTTATTCATTTTATATTTATATAATATATAATGTCTAAATATTTTGAAGAAGAACAACTTAATAAATATTTAATTAATCAAGATAAACCAAATAAAGTTGATAAAGATGGGAAAATGAGTAAATTAGATTATATAATTTTTAAAATAGAACAGATTGAAAGAATAGTAAAAAGATTAGATAATGAAAGAAAACATAAAGATTTAATCAAATATAATAGTGATTAATTTTTTTTCTTTTTTTAAATTTGGGACATTCGGTTTATCCATTTTACGTGTCCCATTTAATATACATATATGTTTCTGTGTTTTTTTATGTTTTTTTATAGCAAAGTTGCAAGTATTGATAAGTAATTGCCCACATTTACACAAATAATCATCTTTTCTTAATTCGTAATTTTTCATATAATAAAAACTTTAAAAA